ATATTGGCATGATTCTTGCTTTATCTAATTTAATAACTATTAAAATATTTTAATAAACATAATCAAATAATCTAATAATGGTATATACTTCTTTTAAGCAATAAAAAAAGAGTTTTAAACATTGCTTAATTTTTAATCAATTTCTAACTATTAAAAAGGGTATTCAAAATGGAAAAACTAAACAATCAAGAAAAGAAAGAACTCATCAAGAAAGAGCATAAGAGAATTTATAGTAATGATTCTCTAAGCTTTGAAGATCAAGAAGAACTTGCTCATTTAGTAGCCTCATTTATCAAAGATGAACTTAATGACTATTTACCAGGGGAGGGAAAATAATCATGGATAAAAAATATAATGGATGGACTAACTATTCAACATGGAGAATCAATCTTGAAATATTTGATGGCATAGATTCTAGTCACTTTTATGGTGATGGAGGGATCAAAAATGTTGATGATTCAAATATCACTAACACTCTAGCTGCAACTCTTAAGGAGTATGTGGAAGAGTTACTATCAATGGATCAAAAAGAAGGCTTAACTTTAAATTATGCTTTAGCTTTCATTGATGATGTTAATTGGTATGAGATAGCATCTCACATGGTAGAAAATGAAATGGAGGAGGTTTAATCTATGAGTGATATTTCTTATATTGTGATTCAAACAATCATTTTAATAATTTATGGTTCATGGGTTATTTTTAGGAGTAAAAAATGAATGTCTTTAAATTAATCTTTTACTTTATCTTGAGTTTAATTTCTTTTTATTGCTTTTTAATCTTAATTTTATCTAACTAAGGGAGTATTTATCATGGCTCAAAGTCATATTTTTAGAGGTGTAGCAAGAAACATAGTGAAAGACAATGGAATCACAAAGTATTATTATCATAATACCCCTATTGTGCAAGTTTTGGAGGATGGAAGGATTCAACTTTTTTGTGATGGATGGTTCACAAAGACAACTAAAGTAGCTATGAATCAAGCCTCAAATCAATTTGATTTGGGATTTGGTGTATATCAAAGAAAGAATCAATGGTATGTAGATTGGAAAGGGGCTACTTTTGAATTTGTTGATGGTATGATCTTAGAAAGCCATGATGGCTTTGTGAGTGCTTTAAGTCATTAATTTATTCTTTTAGAGCCTTCCCTGGAGGGTTCTAAAGGGCTTAAATTGAGCCAATTTCTAACTAAAAAGGGAGTTTATTATGCAACTTGCAAATGTAGCTTTAAGCATTGTCTCAAATGAAACTAGTATAGATTCTTTCCAATTAATGGATGATGAAACCTTCAAAACAAAACTTATAGACCATATCAAGCAAGATCATGAGCTTTCAAGCATTACTCTTGATCTTATTGATTATGTAAATTCTAACTATTAAGGGGTAAATCATGAATAGATTTGATAATCACATTGAATTAACAAATGAAATAGTTCCTTGCTTTCTTTGCACATGGAATGACAACCAAATTGTTGAAATACATACTTTAGGAACTCTTGAGAGTAAGTACAAAGACACTAACCTTTTCGAAGGTGATTTGCCAATCTATGATTGTTTCCATGGTCATGAGTTAGCAATAAGCCTCAAGGAATGGATGGAAACCATAGAATTAAATGAGGATTGGAGAGATCAAACCCTTGTATGTGATAACTTTAGAATCCAAAGGATTAAATAACATGAAAATAGTCAATGTAAATGCTTACAACTTCTTAGAATTGAGTGAGAAGGCTAAACAAAAAGTTCTTTTATGGCTTGATGAATTTCCCCTTGAGTATGAAGATGAAGATGGGAATATTCAAACTCAATATTTTTATGAACTTGAACCAAATGATATTGAAGATCATTGTAGCCTTAATGGATATTTATTTGATATTCATGGCAATGCTATTCATCACATTATCGAAAAGGAGGAGGCTTAATTATGGCTAAAACTCAAGAAGTTTACACTTTAGAGGACTTGCACTCCTCTATAAGTGACCTTCATTATCAATTAGATGAGGGAAAAATAACTAGAAAGAGTGCTTATGTACTGAGTTCCAGGTGCTGCTTGGAATTTCTCAAGAATCAAAATGACCTCAATAGTGAGTGCTTTTCTTGTGATTGAGCATAAATTCCCCTATGAATGGTACTTAAAGGACACTCTCTTCACCAAAGATAAGGGGAGTGTCTTTTCATGCTTTGCTTGTGGAGGAGGTTCTACCATGGGCTATAAATTAGCTGGATTCGATGTCATAGGATGTAATGAGATAGACCCCAAAATGATGGATGCTTATAAAGCAAATCATAACCCTAAATATGCTTTTCTCGAGCCTATACAAGATTTCAAATTAAGGGAAGATTTCCCCCAGGAGCTTTATAACTTGGACATTTTAGATGGTTCTCCCCCATGCTCTAGCTTTTCCATGGCTGGGGTAAGGGATGAAAAATGGGGGGTCGAAAAGAAGTTTAGAGAGGGACAACAAGAGCAAGTCCTGGACACTCTATTTTTTGATTTCATTGATCTTGCCCATAAATTACAACCCAAAATTGTGGTAGCTGAAAATGTGAAGGGACTTATCCTGGGGGAGGCAAAGTCTTATGCTTTAAGAATTTATGAAGAATTTGACAAGGCTGGTTACTATGTGAGGCATTGGCTACTCAATGCTTCTACCATGGGAGTTCCTCAAAGAAGGGAAAGAGTATTTTTCCTAGCCATTCGAAAAGATATTGCAGCTCCATTCATCGAGCAATTCGATATGTTTAGCATTGCTCCTAGGATCAATTTAGATTTTAATGAGCCTGAAATACCATATAAAGAGATTGAATCCCCCTATAGGGAAGAGCCTGGGAAACATATTCCAGAAGGCATTAAGATTTATTGGGAAAAGATAGAGCCTGGAAGAGCTTGTAGTGATGCTCATGAAAAAGGACATATGTTTCAAGAGTTCAAATTACATCCGGATAGAGTTTTACCCACAATAAGAGCTGGAAGTAATAGTTATTATCACTATAAAGATGCTAGAAGATTATTTGATGAAGAGATTATGAAGGGAGGATCATATCCCCTTGACTATAACCTCATGAGCAATCAAGCTATTTACATGGTAGGTATGAGTGTACCTCCTGTAATGGTGGCTCAAATAGCTACTAGAATTTATGACACATGGTTAAAACATATGTAAGGAGGCTTTATGTCTTTAATGGGTGCTTATTGTTTAGGATTGGTTATGTCTGGGGAAGTGGGTCATCGATCTATCCCTGTAGAAACTAAAATAGCTGTTGGCATGGCATATTATCGAAGAGCTGATTTTAAACCAGGTAAGATTTGTGAAGTGGTAAACAAAAAATGGTCCAGTGAATACATCACCAAATTAAAAAGAGGTGATTATGAATATCCGGATAGCAAAAAACTTTTAGAGAATATGGTACTTGCTCAAAAAATAATCAACTTTAATTTTAAGAGTGATTATTCAAAAGGTGCTACTCATTTTCACGATAGCAGCATAAAAAATCCTTGGGGTTTTAAACCTGTGGTTAGGTTAAAAGCATATCCAAATGATCTTATTTTTTATTAGGAGACCAAAATGCAACATATAGACCGAGAATTGCTTATTATTTGTGCAATTATGCTTATTTTGATGATTTACACAAAAGTCATCAACATAGAGATTGTTATATAGCTCTTAAACACACAAAAACATACCTACAACACATTTTTAGTTTCTAGGTATATCTTTGCTTGTGTTTATATGCAAAAGTGTTTTACAGGGTCATTGTGTAGGTGATTTTTGAATGTGCTTAATTTTTAATCACTCTATTATAATATTATATAAGAGATATATAAAATATATGTATTAAAACCATTTTAATAATGAATATAAACATAGTTTATATTCATAGTTATTAATACTTTAATATTATAAGCGATAAGAAGTTATCCACAGGTTATCCACAGACTTATCCACAGGGGATAGTTTGTAAAAAGAATTAAAAATAGTGCTTGACAAGGTAAACATAATCATTTAACTTGATAACACACTAACTTTCTAACTAGGGGACATTATGATTAGTCGTAAGATCAGAATATGTGTAGATTGCATACACTTCGAACAATCCAAAGATATAGGATCACTTTGCACAAGAATTCCTATCATCGATTTAATATCTGGAAATAAAACTTATAACTCTGCCGTATCACAAAGACATGGTGGAAATTGTGGGACTGCTGGACAATACTTTGAACCCATAGCAAGTAAAGTAAGAGACTATCAATGGGATCAAACTTTGGACAACAATCCTTTCTAACTATAAAGGGGATAACAATGGAAATTATATTAAATGAATTGAGGGTTCAAATGGAATCTTTAAAACTAGACGACATGAAGCTTGATGTCAAAATCAATAAGCTTGATGATCGTATCAAAAGACTAGAGCAAGTCATCAATAATTTAGCAATTCTCTTATCGGAGGTTCAACATGGCAAACGATAGAGATGATTTTCTACCTGAGATAAGAAACAGTGCTTGGTGGGCGTCTGATACCCGCATGGTCATGAATGGCAAAGCTGTTGAGGTCGTTATGCAAAAACAAGGCAAAATTGATCCCCCTGATTTGTCTCAAATAGAGGCTGTTCAGATGGGTCATGTCATGCAACCCATTATTGGTAGGTTAGCACAAGACAAACTAAACATGGAGTTAAAAGATGCAGATTACCCTCTCACACATCCAGATCATAGTTGGCTACGTTCCCATTTCGATTTTATTTCTGCTGATGGTCGAGTATTGGTCGAAGCAAAGAATTACAACATTAATGCAAGGAATAAGTTTGATGCAGATAGCAATAGGATTCCTCCTGCTGACTATGCTCAAATTCTACACGAAGCAACCGTTCATCGAGTTGATCGTGTCATTCTTGCTGTCTTATTTGGTGGTCAAGAGTTTCAGACTTTTGATTTCACTTTTTCAGAAGAGGAAAAAGAAAATCTTATAAAAGATATGGCGGTGTATTGGGGTCATGTCAAGGCTGACACACTACCAGCTCCAGAATCGCTTGAAGCAACGAAACTGATCTATCCACAAGATAATGGTCAGTCTTTAGTGGCTAATCAAGCCCTAGAAACTGCTGTGGCTCAATTAAAAGAGATTAGAGGGGTTGTTAAGCAATATGAAGAGAAAGCAGAGCAATTAGAGACTGCTATTAGAGCCTCTATGCAAGATTACTCTGATATTTTGAGTGTCAATGGTTCAACACTTGTGACATGGCGCTCTAGTAAACCATCAAAGCGTTTTAGCTCTGATCTGTTTAAACAGTCTATGCCAGAGGTTTATGAGCAATTTGTAGTAGAAATGCCGGGGTCAAGGCGGTTCCTTGTCAAATAATCTAACTTTTAGGGGATAAAAAATGGATTCACAAACAACAGAAATTTTGTCACACTTAAAGCAACATAAAACAATTACAGCCATTGAAGCACTTAAGCTTTATGGATGTTTTAGACTAGCAGCTCGTATTTATGATTTGGCTCAAGCAGGAAATGAGATCGATTGCAAAATCGTGAAAATTTCTGGTAGGGGGGGAGCCAAACGAATTGCTGAATATTCTTTAAGAAAGGCAGCGAATTAAAATGAAAGAATTTGTAGAAAGAGCTAGAGAACTGTATCCAGAATCTGTGCGTATGCAATTGGATTGGATACTACAAAAGGAAGAAATTAAGGTAAGGAATATGCAACCTTATATCAATCCGCAAACTTGGAGCAACATTAAAAAGATTTCTAACCACAGGGGAGTAAAAATAAAATGAATCACATCATTCCGTTTGAAGAAATGAGAGGCATGGCAGATGC